CACCATGAACTCTGGTTCAGGTGCATCCGTGGGGGGTAGGGCAGGGGCGAAGGTGGGGATCGGCAGCGTGGGGGTGTCGAGGCGGTGTGCTATGTGTTCCTCGATCTCAGCCTGGGGGGCGTCGGCAGCAGGCAGGACGCAGGCAGGACGCAGGCAGGACGCAGGCAGGACGCAGGCAGGACGCAGGCAGGACGCAGGCAGACAGGCAGAGCGCAGGCAGAGCGCAGGCAGGACGCAGGCAGGACGCAGGCAGGACCCCACCCCACCCCGGGAGCCCCTTGTGGGCAGCAGGAGTCCCGCCTCTATACACTAAGCGCCAAATCCGTCCAGATACCCAAAAGCCCCCGATATACAATGTCTAGCTACACCCCCAACTACCCCCCACCCTTCCAAAAACGCCCCTTCAAAATTTTTTTGTAAAAAATCCCAACAGTGGTATAAACTTTGCACTCGCCCTAACGGGTTGCGCCAGAAACCGGCTATGCCGGGAGGATCATGCAGTTCCCAGAGATCGACACCGATATTCCCTATGCGGAATACCCACCTACGTTTGAAGACCTTCAAGCGAGAGTGACGGCTGCCTTCAACAGCCTTGCCGAGATCGCGGATGAGATAGAAGTAACGGACGAAGATATAGCCAATTCACGGTCAGTCTTCACAGGCTCACAGCCTGCTACTAATACGTTGCTATCTTCTCCGGGTACGATTGTGCATATCAAGGCGATCCTTGATGAGTACGACAAGGTGGTTGTGCAGTCTGCTGCCCAATTGCGCAGTTATGTGACCAATCGTTTGGTTGAAGACTCCACTAACCCGGACCCGCGTATCCGGCTCAAGTGCTATGAGTTGCTAGGTAAGATCAGCGACGTAGGTTTGTTCACGGATAAGACAGAAGTCACCATGCGCCATCGACCCACGGAGGAGTTGGAGCAGCTTCTGCGCGAGCGTTTGATGAAGACCTTGGATGCTGCCGATATAGCCAATGACACGCTATGAGTGACGCATCCGAGATCAAGCGTTTGCTGTCTGGGCTTAAATCCATGTCGCACGACGATATGGCGGCAACACTTGCCCTACTGGATGAGCTTGAGACTCGCAAGCGGATAAACCTTGCACAAGCTGACTTTTTGGCGTTTATCGCGGCGGTTGACGACAACTACAAGTTTGGAACGCACCTGAAAAAGCTGGGTGCGCTACTGATGCAGGTAGAGAACGACGAGCGCGACAGGGTTGCGGTGTCTATGGCACCTCGGTTCGGTAAGTCCCAGATGATCTCCATCTACTACCCTGCTTGGTACTTGGGTAAACACCCCGATCACAAGATGATTGTCGCCTCCCACACGGTCGATTTGGCTGTGGATATGGCTAGGAAGGTGCGAAACCTGATGCAAACCCCGGAGTACAAGCGCATTTTTCCGGGTGTGTTGATCGCAGCAGACGCTAAAGCAGCGGGAAAATGGAACACGACTAAGGGCGGGGAGGTTTATGCCACAGGTGTGGGTGGTGCACTGGCTGGTAGGGGTGCCCATCTCATCGTGGTGGACGATCCGATCTCGGAACAGGACATAAAAGCGGGGTCTACTGCCAATTTAGACACAGTTTACGAGTGGTTTAGGGCTGGTTTGCGTACTCGGCTGATGCCCAGAGGGAAGATTTGCGTCTTGCACTGCTTGGTGGGTGATACCCCCGTAATGTTATCCAGTGGGATTGAGAAACCCCTGCGGGAAGTACGCCCCGGAGATATGGTTGCAAGCTACATTGATGGGGGAATCCGTCCCGCAAAGGTTCTTGGATGGTCAAATGAAGGGTTAGATCGTATTTACGCACTGACATTGCGTTCTGGTGTTATAATTCGGGGTAACGAGAGGCATCCGTTTCTCGTAGATCTTGAAGGGGAACGCAAGTGGGTGAAGATCAAGGACTTAAAAGTGGGGATGCAGCTAGTTCGTGCAACGAGCCAGACTGCGAAAAACCTCGATATGCTAGAGGTAAATGCAAATACCACTACCACAAGGCTCGTAGAGAAGCTCCAGACACACTTGCCGATACTGGTTGGGGTAAGTGGCGCGGTAAGCTCTGTAGCACAGAAGATTGCGAGAAACCTGCGTACGCTAAAGGCTTATGTCTTACCTGCAATAACAAGCATATCTACGCGCAACGAAAACTCGAAGGAACGCATTACTCCCCTCAAAAACGAAGCGATGCCCACCTTAAGATGCGCTATGGGCTCACTCGCACTGACTACGACCGGATGCTTACCGCCCAAAACGGGTGTTGTACGATCTGTGGAGAGCCCCCGCACGAAGGGAACACCCCTGCAAAATGGAAAATCCGGAAGTTGGCAGTCGATCATTGCCACACAACTGGTAAAGTCCGCTCACTCTTGTGTAACTCTTGCAACCTCTTGGTTAAAGACCGCAACACCCCTGACCTGCTCCGTAAAGCCATTGAATACGTTGAGCATCACGCTAGACGAGATAGTGGCGATAATCCCTGATGGAGAAGAGGAAGTCTTTGATATTCAAGTAGAGGGTACCGAGAACTTCCTCGCCAATGGCGTGGTGAGCCATAACACCAGATGGCACCAGCGGGACCTCATTGGACGGCTAACTAAGGACGGAAACCTCAACGAAGAGGGGGATCAGTACGAGATTTTCGAGTTTCCGGCCATTTTGGAGTTCGATAACCCGCTTGCGGACCACAAAAGCATAGATTTTGACCCGGATGAGCCCTTAATCATCCAAAAATCGCTGTGGCCGGAGCAGTGGAGCTTGGAATCCTTGCTTAGGACCAAGGCTTCGATGCCTTCGTGGCAGTGGAACGCCCAATACCAGCAAAATCCGACAGCCCAAGAGGCTGCAATCGTTAAACGGGATGCAATCCGGTGGTGGATGCATGAAGACCCCCCGTCAATCGACTTTATCGTGCAGTCTTACGACACTGCACTAACTACTAAGGAACGGTCGGACTTCTCGGTGTGCCAGACATGGGGCGTGTGGAAGAGCGAAGAGGGTATAGATAACGTCATCTTGCTTAACTGCGTCAAGGGGAAGTACGAGTTTCCGGAGTTAAAGCGGATGGCTCATGCCCAGTTCAAGGAGTGGAACCCTGACTCGGTGATTGTGGAGGCTAAGGCAAGCGGACAGCCGCTGATTGACGAGATGCGGCGCTCGGGGATACTGGTGCAAGACTTCAGCCCCGGTAAGGGACAAGATAAGATAGCTAGGCTTAACGCTGTCAGCGATATGTTCGACAGTGGGCAGGTATGGTTCCCCGAGACGGGATGGGCTACGGAGGTCGTGGAAGAGTTGCTGGCGTTCCCAGCGGGTGAGCACGATGACTGCGTGGATGCCTTGACACTGGGGCTTATGCGGATACGCAAGGGTGGGTTGCTCAAGTTGGCGTCGGATAAGTTTGACGAAGAGTTGGGTAGGGCACCGCGCAAAGCTGTCTATTATTGAAGATCACTAAGGATTAGTCATGGCTATGAATTTGGGACCGGGGTTCGATAACCCGCTCGGGCAAGCGCAAGGGTTGGACATCATAGAGATGGACGACGAGCCGCAGGGTATTGAGATCGAGATTGAAGATCCGGAGTCTGTAGCCATCCGTATGGGCGGGCTGGAGATCGAGCTTGAGCCGGATCAGGGAGACGATGGCGGGGATTTTGACGCTAACCTTGCTGAGTTCATGAGCGATGGGGATCTGTCTACGGTTGCCTCGGATATTGAGGAGATGATTACCTCTGACGTAGGGAGTCGCAAGGACTGGGCTGATACGTTCGTCAAGGGGTTGGAGGTGCTGGGGCTTAAGTATGAGCAACGCACAGAGCCTTGGGATGGTGCCTGCGGAGTGTTCTCCACATTGCTGGCTGAAGCTGCGATCCGGTTCCAGTCCGAAACCATTATGGAGACGTTCCCTGCTGCGGGTCCGGTAAAAACCCAGATCATTGGCGCTACCGACAAGGATAAAGAGCAGGCTGCGGAACGTGTCCGTGACGACATGAACTACCAGCTTACAGAGCGTATGAGCGAGTACCGCTCAGAGCATGAGCGCATGTTGTTTAACCTCGGGCTTGCTGGGGCTGCGTTCAAGAAGGTCTATTTTGATCCGGGTCTGGACCGCCAAGTAGCGATCTTCGTACCGGCTGAAGACATCATCATCCCCTACGGCGCTGCCAACATCGAGACTTCGGAACGGGTTACGCACTTGATGCGTAAGACCAAGAACGAGATCCGCAAGCTGCAGGTGGCAGGGTTTTACTGCGACGTAGATCTGGCTGACCCGGTGCACATCCCCACCGATATCGAGAAGAAAAAGGCGGAAGAGCAAGGCTTTAGCATCACGGATGATGACCGCTATCAGGTCTGTGAAGTGCACATTGACTACGATTTGCCGGGGTATGAGGACGAAGACGGGATCGCTCTGCCTTATGTAATCACGTACGAACGGGGTACGCAGACGGTATTGGCTATCCGACGTAACTGGAACGAGGAAGATGATCGCAGGCTGAAGCGCCAGCACTTCGTACAGTACAACTACATCCCCGGCTTCGGTGTGTATGGCATGGGGTTGATCCATGTGATCGGTGGCTACGCCCGTGCGGGTACATCCATCCTGCGCCAGTTGGTTGATGCGGGGACACTTAGTAATCTGCCGGGTGGGCTGAAGAGCCGTGGCTTGCGGATCAAGGGTGACGATACTCCCATCGCTCCGGGTGAGTTCCGAGACGTAGATGTGCCTAGCGGCAGTATCCGTGACAACGTGATGCCCCTGCCGTACAAAGAGCCCTCACAGGTGCTCGCAGGGCTGCTGGATCGCATCACGGAGGAAGGACGTAGGCTGGGGGCTATCAGTGACATGAACGTCTCTGACATGAGCGCAAACGCCCCTGTGGGGACTACGCTGGCGTTGCTGGAGCGAACGCTCAAAACCATGAGTGCGGTGCAAGCTCGCGTCCACTATTCCATGAAGCAGGAGTTCAAGCTGCTGGCAGGGATCATCCGGGACTACACCCCGCCCTCGTACGAGTACACCCCCGACTACAACAACGACCCGCAGGTCAAACAGGCTGATTACGACTTGGTTGAGGTTATCCCGGTCAGTGATCCCAACAGCAGCACGATGGCTCAGCGGATCATGCAGTACCAAGCAGTACAGCAGTTGTCTGCCTCTGCGCCCCAGATCTACGACATGCCCTACCTGCACCGGCAGATGATCGAAGTGTTGGGTGTAAAGAACGCCGACAAGATCATCCCGTCTTCCGAAGATGCTAAACCCGTTGATCCGATCAGCGAAAACATGGCGGTTATTAACGGTAAGCCGGTCAAAGCGTTCCTTTCCCAAGACCATGACGCTCACTTGACGGCGCACACCTCGTTCATGAAAGACCCGATGGTTGCGGCGCAAATGGGGCAAAACCCCCAAGCACAGATGCTGATGGCAGCACTGCAAGCACACATGGCAGAGCATCTAGGGTTTAAGTACCGCAAACAGGTCGAAGAGCGTCTTGGTGTGGCTATGCCTGCTCCGAATACCGAGATGCCTCCGGAGATGGAAGTGCAGTTGTCCCGCATGGTGGCTCAGGCTTCCCAACAACTACTGCAGATCCACACGGCAGAAGCAGCGCAGCAGCAAGCCCAACAACAAGCCCAAGACCCCCTCATCCAGATGCAGCAGCAAGAGATGCAGATCAAGCAGCAGGAAGTGCAGCGCAAGGCCCAGAAGGATCAGGCAGACGCCGCACTGGCCCAACAGAAGATGCAGAGTGCCGCCGCACTGGCACAGCAGAAGATGCAGAGTGACGCTCAGAAACAGCAGTTGGATGCAGCACTGGCACGGGAAAAGCTACAGATTGAAAAAGACCGCTTAGGGGTAGATGCACACATTAAAACCGCGCAACTCAGTAGGAAGGACCGATGATGGATGAACGTGTGTTTCGACACATGATGGAGCAAAACTCTCGGCGTCGGATAGAGCTTATGGACTTCTTGGGGTCCGGTAGTGCTAAGGACTACGCCGAGTATCGAGAGGTTGTAGGGGTTCTTCGAGGGCTCCTGCAAGCTAACCAAAACATTGAAGACCTTATGGATAGAGCCAAGGAGCATGACGATGACTGAACTGGTACTGGAGAAAGCAGTAGATCTATCTAAGCTGCTCAATAAACCGGCTGAAGAGAAAGCCAAGCAGTTGCCTAAACCCAAAGGCTACAAAATCCTCGTGACGCTTCCCGACGCGGAAGAGGAGTACGACAGCGGGCTGGTTAAGGCGGGTACGACCATGCACTTTGAAACCGTGCTCTCCAACGTCTTGTTCGTGGTTGAGCTAGGGGATCTTTGCTACAAGGATGAGGCGCGGTTCCCCACGGGGCCGTGGTGCCAAAAGGGCGACTTCGTTATGTGCCGCGCTAATACGGGCACTCGATTCAACATCCACGGGCGCGAGTTTCGGCTTATCAATGACGACTCGATTGAAGCAGTGGTCGAAGACCCCCGTGGCATCAGCCGCGTAAACTAAGGAGATATCTGTGGCAGACATGGAGAAGAACGAGTTCAAGTTCCCGCATGAGAAAGAGTCAGCGGAAGAAGAACAGATTGAGATCGAGATTGAAGGCGAAGAGGTAAAGGTCGAGGTTGTAGACGATACGCCCGAGAAGGACCGCAATCGTCCCAAGATGACGGAACCGCCTGAAGCGGTTACGGAAGAAGAGCTGTCTAAGTACAAGGACACACGGCTTAAGGATCGGCTGTCCCATCTGAACAAGGGATACCACGAGGAACGGCGGAACAAAGAAGCTGCACTTCGTGAACGCGATGAAGCCATTTTCATTGCCCAGAAGATCATTGCCGAGAACGAACAGCTTAAAGGCTCAGTTAACACCAACCAGAAGGTGTTGATCGAGCAGGCTAAGCGGGTAGTTGATAACGAAGTCGAAACCGCTAAACGCGCTTACAAAACAGCGTACGAAGCGGGTGACGCGGATGCACTAACTGACGCGCAGGAGCAACTCACTGCCGCAAAGATTCGTGCAGATAAAGTTGCAAACTATCGACCACGGCCTTTACAAACCCAAGAAAATGAGGTACAACCAGCACCAACACCTCCGACTCCCGCGAGAGAGGTGCCTGTTGACGAGAAAGCCGCTAATTGGAAGCGCAACAACGAGTGGTTTAATCAAGACAGGGAAATGACGAGCCTCGCTCTCGCGGTGCATGAGAGGCTGGTACAGGAAGAGGGTGTTGATCCCCGATCCGACACGTATTACGCACGGATTGATGCGCGTATGCGTGAGAAGTTCCCCGAGAAGTTTCCGAATAGTTCAAGGAAGTCGAACGTGGTAGCCCCGGCAACGCGAAGTATCGCGCCTAAGAAAATCGTACTGACGCCTTCGGCGGTTAGCATCGCTAAACGACTTGGAATCCCCCTTGAACTGTATGCCCGTAAAGTGGCAGAAGAGATGAGAAACGCAAATGGCTGATAACAAACTGCTCCAAAACCGAGATGATCGTGAAGTGACCTCCCGCGCTAGTTCGGAGCGTCCGCGTTCATGGCAACCGCCACAACTGCTGCCTGACCCCACTCCGCAAGCCGGATGGGAATTTCGTTGGGTGCGGATTGCTACGCAAGGACAGAATGATCCGTCAAACATCTCATCCAAATTGCGTGAAGGGTGGGAACCCGCGCGCGCTGCAGACCATCCTGAGATCCACATCTTTAACGACCCTAACAGTCAGTTCAAGGACAACGTGGTGATTGGCGGTCTTATGCTTTGTAAGATCCCTGCTGAGTTCGTCAAGCAACGTAACGATTGGTATAACCGCCAAGCGGAGTCGCAGATGAGTTCGGTAGACAACAATTTCATGCGTGAGAATGACCCCCGGATGCCGCTCTTCAAAGACCGTCAATCCAAGGTCACTTTCGGCAAAGGCAATTAACTTTAGGAGTCTTAAATGGCTTACCCCGTCATTTCAGCCCCGTACGGGCTAAAGCCGGTCAATCTGATCGGTGGGCAGGTATTTGCAGGGTCCACCCGCGAATACGCAATTCCGTATGGATACTCAACCGGCATTTTCTACGGCGACATCGTTGGTCTGACTCGTGGTCAGGTTCAGCGTTTGACCGTCAGCACCGGCACTCTGGGCACCGTCACTGGCGTGTTCCTTGGCTGCTCGTACACCAACCCGATCACCAAGCAGAAGCAGTTCGCTCAAAATTGGCCCGCTTCGACGCTGGCTGGTGACGCTGTTGCTATCGTTTGCGATGACCCGGATACGGTGTTCAAAGCTGTCGTTTGCTCGGCTACCACCGTTGTTGCTTCGGGCGCTCGCGCCATGACCGGCCAGAATCTTGCGCTGATCAACAACACCGGCAACAGCAACACTGGCGACTCGCTTAACGCAGTTCTGGCTCCTAACGACACTCCTGCTACCACCGACGCTCTGCCGGTTCGTATGCTGGGCGTTGTGCCGGATACCGCTGTTTCGCTTGGCTCGGCTACCTACACCAGCATTGCTACCGCTACCGTGACTTGCTCGGCTCTGCCGTTCGCGTTGCCGGTTGGTACCGATGTGGGCTCGCTCGCTGCTAACGGCCAGTACATCTCGTCGGGTTCGTTCGTGGATACCGCTGCTAGTGCTGGCGCTACCTCGTTCGTCCTGAACCAAGCTCCTGCTGCTGCCTTCGGCGCTAGCTCAACGCTGGTGTTCGTTCAGTATCCCGAGATTTTGGTCAAACTGAACTTTGGTCAGCATCAGTACTACGCTGCCACGGCTATTGCTTAAGGAGCTAATTAAATGGCTATCTCACGCGCACAACTACTTAAAGAGCTTCTCCCCGGTCTGAACGCTCTGTTCGGTCTTGAGTATTCCCGCTACGGCGAAGAACACAAAGAGATCTACGACACCGAGACTTCGGAGCGTTCGTTTGAAGAGGAAACCAAGCTCTCAGGCTTCTCCGCTGCTCCGGTGAAGAACGAGGGTTCGGCCATCGCTTACGACAACGCGCAGGAAGCTTGGACGGCTCGCTACAACCACGAGACCATTGCTATGGGCTTCTCCATCACCGAAGAGGCGATGGAAGACAACCTGTATGACAGTCTCTCGGCTCGGTATACCAAAGGTCTGGCTCGCGCTATGGCCTATACCAAGCAGGTTAAAGCTGCGGCAATCCTGAACAACGCCTTCTCGCCGGTCTACACTTATGGTGATGGCGTCTCGCTGTGCTCCACTTCGCACCCGCTGGTGTCTGGTGGCACGAACAGCAACCGTCCCACCGTCGGTGCTGACCTGAACGAAACCTCGCTCGAAAACGCTGTTATTCAGATCGCTGCGTGGACGGATGAACGTGACCTGCTTATCGCAGCCAAGCCCAAAAAGCTGATCGTTCCCCCGGCACTTCAGTTCGTCGCAACCCGACTGCTGGAAACCTCGCTGCGTGTTGGCACTGCCGACAACGATATCAACGCGCTGAAGAACAACGGTTCGATCCCGGAAGGTTATGCAATCAATCACTGGCTGACTGACACCAATGCTTGGTTCCTGACCACCGACGTTCCGAATGGTCTGAAGCATTTTGTTCGTACGCCTATGTCCACCTCAATGGACGGAGACTTCGAGACCGGAAACACCCGTTACAAGGCTCGTGAACGGTATTCGTTCGGAGTGAGCGACCCGTTGGGCATCTTTGGATCGCCGGGGGCTTGACAAAAAATCTATATAAATCAGGCACTTACGCTTGATCGAAGCCCCCGAAAGGGGGCTTTTTCTTTTTCTGTTGACACCCCACGAGAAGGCTTGTACATTACCTGTGTCGAACCACAGGAGGTCAAATGGAACAGCTACCGCGTACTCGTAAAGAAGCCCAAGCACTTGGAGCAACACACTACTTCACAGGGGAGCCCTGCAAGCACGGGCATGTGGCACCCAGAAAGACTAAAGGGGCTTGTGTCGAGTGCTTGAAGGTTGAATGGCAGAAGGGTAATGAGACCCGTGCTGAGTACTTTCGGCAGTACAACAAGTCTGAAGCGGGCTTAGAAGCTAAGCAACGGTACTACGCAGCTAATAGGGCTGACGTAATTGCCAAAGCTAGAGCAACACCTAATGCTTTGAAAAATGCCTACAGGCAGCGTTGGAAGGCGGATAACCAAGTACAAGTGTTAGCGGACAATAAGGTTCGTCGCCGTAAACACAGAGTCGCAACGCCGCCATGGCTAACGACAAAGCAAAAACTAGAGATGCGAGCGATCTACCAGATAGCGATAACCATGACTAAAACTACTGGAGAGAAGTACGTGGTAGACCACATCTGGCCGTTGCGCTCTGATTTTGTGTGCGGGCTTCACGTACCGTGGAACCTTCGGGTGATTACGCAGGCTGAGAACTTGGCTAAGTCAAACACGATGCCCGGAGACAATGAAGCACTTGCTTTTCTCAAGCGGTAATGATACAAATACTTTATACCGGGGTCACCGGCATATCAGACAGTCCCGGCTGACGACATGCAGACTGATATGCCACACTCGCATGTGAGGCTTCAATGAGCTCGACGACGTTTTCTGGGCCGGTAACTTCCACCAACGGTTTTATCGGTTCTATCACTGGCGCTGTTGCCGCCACCACGATCACTGCTACGGGCACGGTTACCGTCGACAGCGCGACTGCGGTTGTTGCTGGCGGTGATGCGGCGGTTCTGATGACCAGCACGGCTGGTCTGGGTATTTATGTCGGTTCCGGGGTTCCCACGGTGTCCGCTGCCCAAGGTTCGCTGTATATGCGTACGGACGGTTCAAGCACTAGCACTCGCCTGTACGTCAACACCAACGGCACCACGGGCTGGACCAACGTCACGACCGCTACTTAATTAGGAGCGCATCATGTCTATGCAGACTGATGTAAAAGCGGCGTATGTGGATGCTACGGCTACTGTGTATAACGGCAGGGCTCGTTTGCGGGGTGTGCTGGTTACTCCCGGTTCCGCAGCGGGTACTGTCGTTATTCGGGATGGCGGGGCTAGCGGTACGGTCATTATCTCTACCGCTACGCTGGCTTCTGGGACACCGTTTAACGTGCTGATCCCGGCTGAAGGGGTGCTTTGCGCCACTTCTATACACACCACGGTGTCCGGTACAGCCACAACGGCTGTAGTGTTCTATGCCTAAGACCGCCGCATGGCAGCGCAAGGAAGGTAAGTCCGAGAAGGGTGGTTTGAATGCCAAAGGACGGGCTTCCTACAACGCTGCTAACCCCGGTAAGCCGGGGCTGAAGGCTCCACAGCCTGAGGGCGGGAGTCGCAAGGACTCCTTCTGTGCCCGAATGTCCGGTATGAAAAAGAAGCTGACTAGCGCCAAAACGGCTAACGACCCTAACAGTCGCATCAATAAATCCTTGCGCGCATGGAAGTGCTGAGATGACTACGGACTCTCATGAAGTTACTAAGCAGGTAGTGGATGCATTGTCCATCGCTACTGTAGTAGGTGCTCTTGTGGACTTTCTCCCGGCTGTTGCTGCGTTGTTTACGATTCTCTGGACCGGGTTGCGGATCTGGGAGACTGAGACTGTTCGTGGGTGGACTGGTAGAAGTTAAGGTCAAAAACTTTTAAGAAGGTGGCGATATGGCTAAAAAGAAGTTTGCTGATGGTGGGATGCCGATGATGCCCCCTACTGCCCCCGCTGCGCGTGGCCGTCCGGGTATGGGTGCTTCTGCGGGCGGCCGTGGGGGTCTTAGTCCGCAAGCTCTTGCCGCTCTTATGGCTCGTAAAGGGGCTCCTGCTCCCCGGCGTTCTGCTGCGCCTGCCATGATGGCTCCTCGCCCTGCTGCACCGGCAATGATGGCTAAAGGTGGGTTCACCAAGTCTGCTGACGGGGTGGCTAAGAAGGGTAAGACTGAAGCTACGCAGGTCAAGATGACCCGTGGCGGTAAGTGCTAAGGAGAACGACATGGCAATTGATGATGCAACCCGCGCTCGTGCAATGGCTGCTGTTAAACGGCGTATGGAGGGTGAAGCCTCTGATGATGATATGGAATCTGCGCTGGAGGGCATGAATCGCCCTGCTACTCGCCGTGCTGCTTCGCCTGTAAAGGCTAAGGCTGAGAAGACCGAAGTTACGCCAACTCGTAGCAAAAGTGCGGCACCGGACACTTATGGGGTTCCCTCGCTTACGCCTAATGCAGGGGAGAAGTCCAAATCAGATTTGAGCGTTAACGAGCGTATAGAGAATGCGGCACGGAGTGTTGCTAGAGGCTTCCCCGGAAGTAGTCCTTTAGCCTCTATTGATGCTGTTGCAGGGCCGACTGCAGGCGGTTTGGCTCGTGGCGCAGGTAAATTTCTCGGAAGTTTGGGTAGTTCTGGTAGAGCAGAGGCAGCGGCAGCTAAATCGGCAGCGGCAGAGGCAGCTAAATCGGGTTCAACCAAGCAGGGCTTGCGTGAGCCCGCACCCTTTAAACGGGGGCGAACTCGTAGCGAATCGGCGCGGGATATGGAACTGGATGAGATTCGGATGACTGGACGCTACGCTAAAGGCGGCTCGGTCTCTTCCGCTTCTAGTCGCGGTGACGGAATTGCAACCAAAGGTAAGACTCGCGGAAGGATTTGCTAATCATGAACAATACGTATCGTCCCCCCGGTGGGCGTCCCCCCGTTGGAATTAACACTCCTATGGCTCCCACCCCTCCCAACCCTCTTAATCGTGCAAACCAGTTGATGGCTAACGAGAGGGCACAAAATGCGACTTTTAAAAGTGGCGCGTATGCGGGTAACCCCGCTACCGCTACTACTGGGGGCGCTGAGGCGGCGGGGCGGCAGCCAAATTCGCCTTCTTCTGTGAGTTGGGCTCCCGGTACGCAGGCTCCCGGTATGGTGCCTTCAGCAGCCCAACAAACAGCAATGAATGCAGCAGCCCAACAATCATTGGCAGAATTGAAAATTCGAGAGCAAAATCTAGCCCAAACGAGAAACGTCGCCCCTGCTGCGGGGGGGTTTGGAACTGGACCGGCCCCTACTGGGGGTGGAATTGGAACTAGCTCTCAAAACACTCAATACAATCCCACCGGCGGTATTGTATCTGGACCGGCCCCTTCTACGGGTGCTGTGTTCCGTAAGGGCGGTAACGTCAAGGCTTACGCTAAAGGCGGTAAAGTCTCCTCTGCTTCTAGTCGTGGTGACGGTATTGCGTCCAGAGGTAAGACTCGCGGAAAGATGTGCTGACCATGAAACGCTATGCTTATGGTGGGGATGTGAACATTAACCCTGCGCCTCCCGCGCAGGCAGCGGCAGTGCTGCCCCAACCACAGGCATCTACGCGGCCTCAACAGCCGCAAAGCCCGACGTACCCCTTCAGCACAATGGCAGCACCCCAACAACCGCAAGCAGTACAAGCAAGCGTAGACTCCCCCACTTCTTCAGGTATGACCCCTCCTGCGGGGTTGTATCGTAAGGGGGGTAAGGTCAAGGCTACTCGTGGGGATGGGATTGCTCAGCGTGGCAAAACAAAAGGTAGAATGGTATGAGAGCCAGTCGCGGTATGGGGGACATCAATCCCAGCAAGATGCCCAAAGGCAAACGTACTGCGCGACGGGATGATACTGATTTCACGCAGTATGCTGAAGGTGGTCAGGTCGGTCTTTACGACAACATCAATGCTAAACGGGCAAGAATTGCCGCTGGTAGTGGTGAAAAGATGCGTAAGCCGGGTACAAAGGGCGCTCCGACTGCCCAAGCGTTTAGACAGTCTGCAAAAACAGCGGGGATCTGATGGCTACTACGGGTGTTGCTGACTTTGACATGAGCTTCACGGAGATCGCTGAAGAAGCGTTTGAACGTGCAGGGCGTGAGATGCGCTCGGGCTATGATCTTCGGACGGCTCGCCGCAGTATGAATCTGCTCACTATCGAGTGGGCGAATCGTGGCATCAACATGTGGACGATTGAACAGGGGTCTATTCCGCTTGTTCAAGGCACCAATACATACGATCTACCTGCAGATACGATTGACATCCTAGAGCACGTTATCCGTACAAGTTCTGGGGTGGTTGCTACACAGTCGGATCTGACGATCACGCGCATCAGCGTATCTACCTACGCCACGATCCCCAATAAGCTGCAACAGGCAAGGCCCATCCAAGTATGGGTTCAGCGGCTTCGGGACAACCCCGAGATCACTGTGTGGCCTACACCGGATCAAGGCACGGCACTTAGCCCTTACTACTACTTCGTGTACTGGCGGCTTCGGCGCATTCAAAACGCTGGCTCTGGCGTAGAAACGCCTGACATGAACTTCCGGTTCTACCCAAGCTTGGTGTCTGGGCTTGCGTACTATCTGGCTATGAAGATCCCTGAAGGTACGGAGCGTTTGGCTACGTTGAAGCAAGAATACGAACAGCAGTTTGATTTGGCTGCTGGTGAGGACCGAGAGAAAGCGGCTGTGCGCTTTGTGCCTCGTAACATGTTCATTGGCTGAGCATGGCTAATCGGTTTGCTTCAGGTAAACGAGCTATCGCGGAGTGCGATAGGTGCGGTATCCGGGTTAAGCTTAAAGACCTCAAGAAGCTAATCATCAAGACCAAGCAGGTCAACATTAAGGTCTGTTCGGAGTGCTGGGAACCAGATCAACCGCAGTTGCAGTTGGGGATGTATCCGGTAGATGACCCACAGGCGCTGCGTGAACCGCGTCCCGATCAGAGCTACTACCAGTCTGGGTTGTTGTCTGATGGTGAAATCGGTGAGGGTAGTAGGGTGTTCCAGTGGGGTTGGAACCCGGTGGGTGGTGCCAGATCCTTCGATACGGGTCTAACACCGAATGCGTTGGTTGCAGTAGGGTATGTGGGTACGGTCACGGTATTGCTTGAGCAAGACTTGATTACAGAGTCTGGTGACCAGTTAATTACTGAGAGTTTTGATATTTTGACTACGGGATGAAACATGGCTGATATCAAAATTTCTGAACTACCCGCTTTAGCTCAAGCTAATGTTGGGGCTACTGCGGATGCTGTGCCTATTGTGCATGGGGCGGTTACCTATAAAGTTACACCTGCTGCGCTTGTGCTTGGTGGGTTGAGTGGTAGTACGACGGGTACGGGCAGTGTAGTGCTCGCAACATCCCCCACAATCAACAGCCCGACATTGGTTACGCCTGCCCTTGGGACTCCGGCTTCTGGCGTAGCTACGAACCTCACGGGGCTCCCGCTCACTACGGGTGTTACAGGCGTTCTCCCTACGGCCAACGGCGGCACCGGGCTTACTTCCTACACTGCCAACGGTGTTGTCTACGCAAGCGGCACGGGTACGCTGGCTAGTGGTAGTGCGCTGGTGTTTGATGGGACAAACCTCGGGATTGGGACGAGTTCACCTTCAACTAAATTACATGTTGCGAAATCTGGCGCTATTTCTCAAACCGGATTGCAGGCTTATTTTTCTGATACGGGAGCTAACAACAGCCGGTTGACTCTTGGAACAACTAATACTGTTTCTGCGTTTATTACTGGAGGTTCTACAGTTAATCCTCCGTTTGTTTG